GGTTAATTTTGTATGTCATTTAAACTTGTTCGTAGAGTTCATCTTCAATCGTTTTCCACAAATCAAGCCTTTTAACCATTTCGCTAATATTGTGGTCGCCAATATATGCGTATTCTATTTCGTTGTTGTAACCGTATAAGTCGATTTCTGTGTTGCCAAAAATGACTGTATTGATGTAGTAACCGTCTTTCATAATTTCCCCTTATTAAAAAACAAGTCAAGCTGCTTAGTCGTACACCTGCGGCTTGTTGAACTGAAGTATGCTTGACCTGTTGATAGTAATTTATTGTGGTTAGCAAGAAAAAGCCACTATGACAAACCCTTAGTTGCAAAAAAGAAACAGGGCTGTATTTGGCAGTTGATAACAATGGGTCAGAAAGCCGCAAAATTACCCAATTACTGCATCCTACATTGGCGGCTTAACGCCCCAATAGGTATTTTATAGAAAAGGTGACCTACTCGCTTCTTTACGCTTTCGGTCATAGATAAGGTGAGGCAGCAGAACACTTCGTGATGTGTGTGGTCTGGAAAGGGGAAATCCAGTCTGCCGCCTCGTAGTCAGTTTAGCTTATTTCGCAACTTATAGATTTGAACTAGATTAACAAACATTTGATAGCCATCACGCAAATCTTGTTCATCATGTTCGAAAATTGCCACTTCATTGGTATCGCCATTGATATAGACATTGGCGCATCGTGCTTCAGGGGCTAAAACCTCTCTATAAGCTGCCAGTTGAATGGTATGCTCTAGGTAGGGTGTTAAATCACCAGGGCTTTTCTGTGTCGTTTTAAAGTCAATCACGACCCCTTTAAAGGCATGGTTTGGTTTGGCATATAAATCGCACTTGCCACCATAACCTTCTTGTTGATTGACTAAACTTTGCTCGGCTACCCAAAGTTGTTCGCCAAAATGCTGTTTAATGATGCTTTCTACATTACGAACATAAACAGGCAAATCAGGCAAATACTCTTGGTTATAGAATGATTCAATCCAGTCGTGAATCATCGTACCTCTATCGGCAGCTTCTCTGGACTTGCGTTTAGACAAGTCTAAACAACGGTCAATGTAGTCCTTTTCATCTTCCCCATCTAAGCGTGGGTTTTCAATAACGGCCTTAATTGCCTCGGTCTGAAACCAAGTATTTAATCCATCTTTTGAAAGTTGTCCGAGTATCGTGCTGACCGAAGGCACGAGAGTTCCAGGACTAGCCTTGGCATCACGCAAGGTGGTGTTTCTGGGTTTTCCGTTTTTACCAATAGTTGTATAGCGAGGTTCACCAGTTTTGGCATCGTACCAATGCTGAGACATAAATTTTCCCCTTTAGATTTCATTATTCAGCAGATGCTTCTGGTTGTTGAACAGGCTGGTTTAATCCAGCCACTTGTGGTGCAACTTGAGCATGAATTTTAGCAATAAGTGACTTTGCAGATTGTTCAATATGCTTTAACAATGCTTCTACTTCTTGGATTTCTAGTGATAAGTTAATCATGTTTTCCTCAATCAAGTAAATTTAAAATAGCGTTACGGCTGGTAGCATCCAAACAGCAGTCAGCACATACTTGAATCACATCTTTGATTACAGCAGTTAAGTCTTGTGTTTCAAAGGCAATCAACTGTCGTTCTTCATCTACGCCAAAAGGCTGGGTTGAAATAATGGCTTTATCGCCAATAACATCTCTAATGTGATTTAGCATGGCTTTCTCCTTAGAATGGTGTTAAATCGTCATCAATCGTATGTTTAGGCAATTCATCTTCACCTCTAGCTTTAAAGCCTATAGGCTCTTTGACTTTGCCCACCGAAATACTGAAATACTTACCTACTTTTGCAGATTCTTTAATCCATGCGTTAAGGTAATGTTCTTTGCCTTGGAGCATGATTGAACCTGTGTAATCTGGGTGATTATCAGAGGTCTTGCGATTGTTCTTGAACAGCGATGCGCTGCCTTCCTTCATTTCGTAGGCCATTAGATTTCCTTTGCTTTTACGATTGATTGTTTAACTTGTGGACTGCTTGCTGCATTACCATCATCATCGGCTTGAACCACTCCAACAACTGCTGCTAAAGCGTATCTACGCATATAGGTCAATGCCGAACCAGCGCCTTGTGCATCTGGTTTGGTTACTGGTAAAGACATCTCTTTACTAATCCATTCGCCAGAAGAATGACTGAGAACGGTAGTGAGTGACATTGTTCCGTCAAAATACTCGCCAGGAAACTGCATAACAGCCAAGCCATTCTCAGCAAGCAAACTACGACAAGAATCCCAAACAGATTCCAAGTCAGCATAACGGCTCTTGAAAAACGGATTTGCAGAATCTTTGGTCGCATAAGTTAATTTTCCCTGAACGATTGACAATGCTTTGGCTAAGTTGGCGATAGATTCAGATTGACGCATTTGAACCTCCAAAAATGTTGCCAAAGTCATTGAATACGCTTTGTAGCAATACATTGCGTTTATTGTTGGGTTTGCCACAAGCAGCACGAATTACATCCACATCGTCTTGCGACAATTCTGTGCCGTATTCCATGTTATTCAACGCTACTTCCAAGCGTTCTTCCATTTCGGTCATTACTTGGTACATTTCATCCATCTAAATTCCCCTTAGATACATAGCGAAATTGCTATAAATAGAATTGTAAGCTAATTCAAGTGTCTGTCAAGAACTATTTGCAAATTAACAACATAGGCTGTAAGATTGCACAGATGAAATTAAAACTGACCGATTCTGCCATTATTGATTTACTTGGTGGGCCAACAAAAGTGGGCAAATTATGTGGGGTAACCCCTAATGCTGTGTCCCAATGGCGAAAAAACAACATTCCTTATGCCCAGTTCGTATTTTTGGCGGCAACTCTTGAAAAAGAGTCGCATGGGCTAATTACAAGGCAAGACATATTCCCAACGAACTTTTGGCTTATATGGCCTGAGTTGCTTAAAAACAACGCTTTTATAGAAAGAGAATAGTGTAGAATAAAATCCCCTTAGATTGGCGGCTCTAACGACATCGTGGCGGTCTAAGGTAGTAGCGTTACCAGAAGGGTAAGAGGCTGAAATAGCGCAATACAGGTGGCGAAGATAGTGCCTGTGCCTCGCAAGACTGTCGGGTGAGCGATTCCGCAATGGGAGAACTTTGAAGGCAAACCTAGGTAGGCTAGGTGCGCTTAAACCGCTTGGGAGTAGCTTAAAAGCAACATACTAAAAGATTTAACTAGACTTATTAAAGACTATTGGGCAAACTACATTTACTCAATAACGAGTAAACATTTAAGGGGAAATTAAATGAAAGACTTTTTACTAGCTTGTTTGTTAGGTGGCATTTTGGGCGCAATGGTTGGATATGCAGTACCTTCACACGCTCAGACTTATCCATTAACTAGCCCACAAGGTTACAACATGGGTACGGTGCAAATTCAAGGCAATACAGCCCAGTTCGTAAACCCACAAGGTTTTATTACACAAACTGCAACTTTGTATAATAACCAAGTGGTTATCACAACTCCAAATGGCGTTACAACTACAGTAATTGGCAATACTGGATATACAACACCGCCAAGCCCATCAACACCAATGTCACCAAGGGTGATGCAGTAATGTTTGACGAGTTCTGGTCGTTATACCCTAAAAAAGTCGCAAAAGGCGCAGCAATGAAAGCCTGGCAAAAGTTAAACCAAGCCGAGAAAGATGAAGTAATGGCACAGTTGCCAAACCATCTTAAATATTGGAAACTAAAAGGTACGGAAAAAGACTACATTCCATATCCAGCCACTTGGTTAAACCAAATGCGGTATTTGGATGAGCTAGACTTTGAAGTAACCACTAAAAAGCCACCAAGTTTGCCTTGGTATTCGACTGATGAATTGACTCTTGCTAAAGCCAGAGAATTAGGAATAACGCCTTATGCAGGAGAGTCTTTCGCCCAATTACGACAGCGAATTTCTACATCAATCAGCCGTCAGGCAGTTGTGTAAATGGCGACATGAATGGGGATTACAAAAATTTAGAATGTATTTGTCAAAACAAAAAGTATCTGAAGTTTTGTTACAAGACTTTTACATTCAATGGCAATTAGGTAACAAAGGGGAATATAAATGTTGGAAAAAACCATAATAGCAGCAACAGGACTTGGGTATTTGATGGTAGGCGTATTGCAATTACGCAAAGGTTCTATACCTAACGCTATGATTTGGTTGGGATATTCTTTTGCACAAGTCGGTTTATGGATGGCACTTAAATAAAGGGAACTATGAATGAGTTGGCTCTTTTCGCAGGTGCTGGTGGAGGAATACTTGGAGGACATTTGCTTGGATGGAGAACAGTCTGTGCAGTCGAATGGGAAGCCTATCCAGCAAGCGTATTGTGCGCCAGGCAAAATGACGGACTTCTTGAAAGTTTCCCAGTCTGGGATGATGTTCAAACCTTTGACGGAAAGCCGTGGCGAGGAATTGTTGATGTCATATCTGGAGGATTTCCATGCCAGGATATTAGCGCAGCAGGAAAAGGTGCAGGAATTGAAGGCGAACGAAGTGGAATGTGGAAAGAAATGGCTAGGGTCATTTGCGAAGTACGACCCAAGTACGTCTTTGTGGAAAACTCCCCAATGCTCGTTCATAGAGGACTCGGTGTGGTTCTCGGACAGTTGGCCCAGATGGGGTTTGATGCGTCATGGGGAGTGCTGGGAGCATCAGACATTGGAGCTAAACATCACAGAAAGAGAATTTGGATTGTTGCCAGACAACGTGAACTTCTTTCACACCCCAACAACAGGCAAGGATGGTGGAAGCAACAGTCGGAAAGCGTTGAAGAAACGCAAAGAAGCTATTTGGCCAACACCAACAACTCCTTCAGGGGGGGGCAATGCAGGCGGTTCTGGGGCGCACAAAAACGCTATCAAGAATGGAACTTACATACCATCTTCAATCAATCCGAACCTGTACGAATGGTTGATGGGGTGGCCTCAAGGATGGACAGACTTAAAGCCATTGGAAATGGACAAGTGCCACAAGTGGCTACTATTGCATGGGAGTTATTAAATGAAAGAATTTAACCCGCACAACGCTTATGACACGATTGAAAATGTCAAGCGTAAATATGCTGAAGCTGAAGGACTTGCTGCTGGTCTTGAAGCAAAGAAAAAAGCCATTATTGCCATTATGATGAAAAAGTCGGGTGAGCAATCACTTGGGGCGCAAGAACGAGAGGCTTATGGTTCTGCTGAATATGCTGAATATTGTGAGCAAATTGGTGAAGCCACAGCAAACAAAACTCTATTAAAATTAGAAATCACCCAAGCACAAATGGAGTTCGAGGCTTGGCGTTCAGAACAAGCGACTAACCGAAACCTAGAAAGAATAACAAGATGAAACAAGATTACTCAGAAAACTACCTTCAAATTGCTAAATTACTCAAGGCTTATCACAACGCTACGCTTGTTAAGAACTTTGAAAAAGCCACCAAAATTGCCCACGAATTAGCTGATGAAACTATTAAGCTAGAGTTCAACACCTACGACCAAATTAGGAACTCATGGCTAAACTAATGCGAAATATGTTTGCCACGCATACTGACTATGCGGATTTTAAAGGCATCATACCTAGCAATCCATTGTTTGTGCCAAGTAATGTAGATGGCATCTGTGAGCGTAATGGTCATTTCTTAATCATGGAATGGAAGCGCCCAGATGAGAACGTAAGC